ATTAATTAAATAAAATGAATTTGGAAGAGAATTTAGGGTTACAACGAACCCTTCACAAATCGTACGTTGGTAGTACGTCTGCTACTGATTCGACTGTCGACAGGTTTTCTGCCTATCCGGTCGTCTCCATTATCCTTGATAGATGTATCAAGGAGATCTCCAGCAATTTTCATGCTGGAGTCTCACCCATTGTTGAATCCTTAATCTGGCCATTTGTGGCGCGGTTTAAGGGTTTTCCATCAACAAAGGAGTTGGGACGTTTTGAATCTTCAATGAAGAAGACCACAAAAAGAATAGCTCTCCTGTACGACGACATGGATTCACACCAAACTTATGTTAAGTATTGGTTGGATTTTTACATGTGTCGAGTTGTTCTTGATTCTGTACCACCTCCAAAGCCTAGCTTTGTGACACAGAATCTCTTTTGTGGATGGATCGCTAGATGCATCTCTAGAAGTATAGCACGTCGAGATATTTCTTTTTTGTATAGTTTACAAAAAGGATCTAAATTGATGTGGCCAAAACTTTCAGAGAAAAAGTACATTGCATCTATGAAGGACTCTATGAAAAACATAGGGACCTCTCGTGGGATAATCGGCACTAATTTGAGAAATCAGATTTTCTTCACAGGAAAATCTATTTTCGGAAAATTAGATGCGCCCACACGATTCATGCCATCTTCAGCAGCTTGCTTACAAGCTTCCCGCACAAAAGGCGGGGCGTTAAGCATATTGCCACTTATGACAAAAGTTGATCCTAAAACAATTGGATCATTACGTCATTTACCATCTGTTATCAATAATTGGAAACAAAATTCTTTTAATACAGCTCTTCAGCATGTATATGAGAATATTGATCAAATTAAAATTGATAAACAGGGGAAGGCTTTTTACCCCATGCTTGATGTCCGCTGGTTAGGACTGTTTGAACCAGCAAAGATAAGACCCATTGGTTATATGGATGGATATCTCTGTACAGTTCTCCGTGCTCTCCAAGGACAGCTTCTAGCTGCTTGGAAACATCATCCTTGCTCTACTATGAGAGCAGAAGATTCGGATTTAACAAATCGCGTCCGCCAACTCGATGCTTCAGTTGATGAAGACTTTTGGTGTTCTGGTGATTATAAAAACGCAACTGATCTTTTGAAGAGAGATGCTTCTATGACAGTACTTAGTGTACTCGAGAAACATCCACTTTATTATTACGCGTATCGTTCTCTTGGATTTGGAAGAATGGTCTATCCTGATGGGAAAGACAAGGATCCTTATGATGATGGAACCACAATTGAACAGTTAGAAGGTCAGCTTATGGGTAACCCCCTTAGCTTTCCTTTTCTTTGTGTTATCAATTTGGCCGTCTATTATGAGGCTCTTCAAATCTGGTTGGATATCGATCCAGGTAACCTGGAAAGATATAACAGATACTGTATAATGAAAGAAAACGTCATCGTGAATGGTGATGATATTCTTTTTAAAGCTCCAAAAGATCTTATTGAGATTTTTAAAGGTGTTGCTAATGAAGCAGGTTTTCAAATTTCAGTTGGGAAGAACTATGTTTCTCCTGACTGTTGTCAAGTTAACTCTCAAATATTCATTCGCAGAAATGGCTTGATGGAAAGGAAAGGATATCTCAATCTTCGATTAGTAAAAGGTACTAATATCAAAGAAAGTGATTCCTCTGCCACTCCGATAGAGATTGGAAAATCTTTATCAGAGATGGTACGACTATGTTCATGGTCGTCCTCTTCAGTCCCATATGCAATGAAACGAGTTTCATCTCGAGTTAAAGGGTGGTTTTCACCATCCTGGTACCTTCCAGTTCACCTCGGTGGATATGGACTTGACAAATCTCTTATGCCTGCATCACAATACTTTTCTAGAGATCAAAGAAAAGTTGCTTCTCACTTCCTCAGTCAGCCTAATCTTAAGCTTTACCGCAGTAATATTCTAAATAAAACAAAATTAGATAAATTACCTTCCGGTTTCTTAAAATCAAAGCTTGTTTTTGGTTCTTACGTTCCTGAACCTTCTGAATCTTTTGATTCTGATGACCAGTCCGGTTGGACTGCTCTATTAAGTACTTATAACAGGCTTTATCACAAAACTTGGAAACTTCCTAAGGAAGAAAACGCAAAGAAAGGTGATAAAGTTGAGTTTCTTCTTCAATTGTCAAAAATTGAAAAAGAAACACCTGGTTTAAGTTTTAAAGAAAAACTTAATAAGATCAATGAATCAGAAGGTGTCGATGATGGATTGTTTCTCCTTAATGTTGCAAAACTTAAAGGACTTAAACCTATATCCATTGGATCAATACAAGATTACCTTGACTGTCGATTAGTGATTTCATATCGATTTCCCATTCCTCCTCCTATGCCCATACTTATTAAGTATGCCAAATTTACATATCATTCTAAATTTGGTAGGAGTAAGATTCCTGTGAAACCTCTTGATTTCAGCACCATGCGTGTTGTGTCATAAGGTTCTTATTTTCTTTGTCCTCCCGAGACGTTAAACCTGGCGTTGGTGTACGACACACACCATTGGGTTTTGTGGAAGCATTCATTTGCTGGACCAAAACGACCGTGTTCTTGAACAAGATGTTCGAAAAGGACAATATATCTTAGTCTATTAACAAATGTTAGACTATATATCCTAGATACTCTTTTGAGAAACCGGGGAGCTTTGATTGCTAATGTCGTTTCGACACAATCATATATAGCGATCCGAGTGGAGAGATATATTCATTCCGTTGAATGTTGAATTTAAGAATCAGTTTCGTACTAAACAAAATGTCTAGAGACTGCACGGATCCCGATAACAGTAGTTATCTTTTATTCGCGTTCGGGGAAGCTTGGAAGTCGGAAGGCCTTGAAGCAGATTTAAACCGTAAGGTTCACCACAGGTTCGCCCTGAGTGTCTGCTAATGTTCATTACTTTTCGATAATTTCTACCTTGTTTTCTTGATCCATGTGTTAACAGCATGGGTAATTGATAACTATTGTTATTGACCACAAAATGTACAGTCCCCTAACCTAAAGGGCATCCAATACATATATGGAAAATATCAATCATCTTAACAATCTTCTCTACGCTAATTCTGCTTTAAACACCGCTTTAAACGCTTATCAGCTTGGAAAATCATTTTATCAATCAATCACACAATCACCTGAAATTCAATTTGCCCAACATATCTACGATCAATTTAAAACTGATAATAGTACTATGTCTGCTCGAATTTCAAAAGGACAAACAAAATCTGGTAAAGCTGCCAGAAGAACTTCAACACGTTCTAATTCAGCTACTACTCGAAAGTTTCTTCCTAATGTTGGTAGAAATAGAGTTAGAGGTCAACCACGGACATCAACAGTTCAAATTGGTGTTCAAACTGCCCCTGTCAGTGCTGGGTTTTCTCTCCCTCCTTCTTATTTTAAGAGGAGTTCGGGACAAGCTCAACAAAATGCTGACATTGGTGGTATGTTTGATAGCGAGAGAATTGAATTCTCTGACATCTACTCTGTCTCAGTTGCAACAGGGTCTGGATCTGCAATAGATCTTTTCCCAGGTACCTCATCAGGTACTGATGCTGAACTGAGTCCTAACAACATTTCTGCACGTCTTGCATCTATTACTGAAGTTTATCAGTATTATGCATTTCGTGATCTAATCATAACTTATATCCCTGCTGTAGCAACTTCTACACCAGGACTCCTTGCTTTTGGAGTCTATCAGGATATAGACAACCTTACTATCACTCCTACTTATCAACAAGTAATGGAGATGACACCTGCTATGTCTTGTGCTGTTTGGGGAACCTCCTCTATGAGGTATGTCCACAAAGGTACAAAGTTATGGGAGACTACTGGTAATTTCTCAGCACCGTCTGATCAATTTATCCAAGCTCTCCTCTTCGGTGTAGGTTTTAATACTGCCGTGTCTACTACATATGGTAAAATTCACATATGTGGTATTATGGATGTGTATAAACCATCTTTTATTCTTACTGGTGTAGCCTCTACCTCTAAAAAGCGTTTGCTTTTAGAGCGTGAGCGATACAGTAGATTCCTTCGATTCGAAGCAGCTGAGAAAGCTGAACGAGAGAAGAAGGAAACGAGACAATCTCTAATAAAAGATCTTCCTACGGTTGATGAAGACGAACCTTCTATTGATGATCTTGAAGATCTTCGACAAGGTTCGGGCTTTACGGCCGAAGATATAGAACAACTTCTACATCTTTCAGAGTCTTTAGTTGCAAAACATGGTAAATGATTTGCAACGGGTGACAATGTTAGTAGCATGCAAGCCGACACATAATCAGATTTGTTTTGTAAGATATTCAATTTAAAAGAAATTAAATCGATATAGATAAAACAAAATTCAATGGTGGCTATGGAACAACACAGGACTTGGTGATGAACCAGGTGGTTGTTGTAGCGTCTGTGATTACACGGTTACTTCAATCTTTACCTCTCGTAAAGTTAAGTGCCAGAATCACTGTTGAATGTATTTGTCTAGTTTCCGATAGAAAGGAAAAGGGACAAAACAATTTGATCATGTTAGAGGATGTACATGCGGG